GTGAGTTTCTAGCGTAGGGGACAAGTTTTTCAATATCAACTTTTTCAAAATGGTCAATTGTTTTTATCACTAGAACAACCCCCATTCTGCTAATTTTTCACAGCCACCAAGTTGATTCACGAAGTCACGCGCTTCCTCTACAATTTTCGAGTAAGGCAGGCCGTCAACTTGGTCATCACCTATAGCACAAACTAACTCGACAGGCTTTCCTGTTTGTTGGGCTTTGAGGAAGGCGTGAATGTTAATTGATACATCAGCCTTGGATAGGTCTTTGCCATGCAAGCCACCACCTGTCACTGAATCAGCCATGTCTGAACCTATCTTTCGGTTGGTCGCTCCTGTATCAACATCAGTGCCACCTGTCCAATCCCCCAGTGGGTTCACCCACGCAAATGGATACAATTCTTTGAGGTCAGATGTTTTAGCGTGACTCTGACAAATAATTAATCTCTCGCCATCAAGGATGTACTTCCCATCTGTTGGATACTTTTTATAAAGGTCTCGGACGATTTTTGAGAGTTTGAGCTGTTCGTCAGTGAGAGGTACGCCTTTGAAGATGCCATTGTCTCCACAGCGAATTTCATCTGCTTGGTTTTCGGCAAGCTCCTCGTCTTGAGGCACAACCACAATATCTTGTTTCACATCACCTGCGATGCGTTTAATTACTTTCTTCACTTCTTCAAAAGAAAGAGCAGCTGAAGTTTCAATAATCAAATGACAGATGCCATGTCCGATTAAAACCTCAACTGCTATCTTTGGATTTGATTCTTCTTGGTAAGCCAAGTCAACAATTGCCCCTGCCACTCGGTCGGCAATTTTATCTGGATGGCTTGGATTTACTTTTTCAATCATAGGGTTAATTTCCTTTCTTGGAACGAAGCAATCGTTCCATCATGTCATCATTTGGACTGCCTTCAAAATCTGTCGTGCAGTTCTGTTTTACGATATCGAAAATCTCATACCATAGGAGATTGGCTTGCTTTTGGAAGCTCTGGCTCATTGTGACAAATGGACTCGTCACCACGCCACCTGTTGTTGGGTGTTTCCCGAGCAGACCATATTGGCTAACCGCTTGTTCACACTGGATGTAACGAGCAAAGGCTTGAGCATAACTTTCAAGCACTCGTGGACTGACAAGTTTCTCGCAGCCACGTTCCTTGAGCCATAACCACGTTTCACGGAATAGTTCATCCGCACCTAAAGTTGAGCCGTCCTTTTGTTTTGCGGAAAGGTACTCACTTGGGTCTGGCATATCTGCTCCCTCAAGTTCCGCCCCTTCACCAATATCACCACCGACCAATAAAGTCTCTGGTTCAAATTCATGAATTTCGATTCGTTTGCCAGCTTTTCCGGCTGCTAGTTTATCCGCTAGAGGCGTTGGTTTAGAACCCGCCTTCGTACGTCTACCGCCTCTATTTGTACCGTCTCTTGCGATGATTCTCGCCTCCTTTTTTTCTTGGGGGTTAATAGGGCGTTTGAATTGAACTTTTTGTGCGTGAAAGCCTAGCGCGCTGTTCAATTCGATAGGTCCTGGAGATGTTGACCGCCCTTCCCCTTCAGTATTTTTACAAGATAGTCTTATCTTTCGTATTCATTCGTGTCATGTGGATTCGTGAATGGCAGGATTTACATACACTCATCAAATTAGAGAAGTCATGCGTGCCACCTTCACTTAGTTCTTTGATGTGATGGACAATCTCGGTTGGTGTGAGCCTTCCCTCAGCTTGACACATCTCACACAGAGGATGAGCTGCCACGTATCTTGCCCTTATCTTCTTCCAAGCTCTGCCGTAACGTTTGTTGGTCTCCGGATCACGTTCGTACTTCTCGTAACGTTTCCTCGCAAGTAATCTATGCTCTTCGCAATAGTCGGCATGCGTAAGGTGCGGACAACCAGAATACTTACAGGGTTTAGCTGGTTTCAATGGCATAGGTAGCTCTCCTTTCTGTGCAAAGTAAAAGCCCCCGAGGATTTCTCCACGAAGGCTTGGTTGGTTATAGTTTTTTCATACTACCATTATACTAGCTTTTTGAATGGACACAATATGACATCGTATGCCAAGGTGTGCCAGCGTGTGCCAATTTTACTTTGGAATAACAAAATGCTGTAATGCTTGGGCATGGATGCGATGCGTTGACCTTAAAGAATAGTTCAATTGGTTAGCAATCTCATCCCAACTACTGCTGTTGATGTATCTCGCCCTAAGTACAATCCGCTCATCAATGCAGGGCAACTCATCAATCGCAGTAGAGATTTCCATCTTCAACGTGGAAAGGTAATCTTCCTCACGTTTAATCTGATCATCAACCTCTTGTTTTCTGAGTAAACAGCGGACGAACGGTGCTTCAGTATTCTTGTTTGGACTCGAGATATGCTCTCCATATTGCACACCCTGAACTGACTGAGATTGCAATTTCAATTGTTGCGACTCAATTCTAAGTAAGTCAATATGGTGTTTTATACCGTCTGTCTGTTTTAAATATTCTTTTACTTCCACGTTATTTTCCCTCCAATCTTGCCTTGACAGCATCTATCAAACTTGCTTGAGTTTTATCTTTCAGTTTCAAAGCCAACATCACGTCTTCATCAATCGTGTCCTTCGCAATGATATGATGAATGATTACGGTATCGTTTTGCCCTTGTCGCCATAGCCTTGCGTTGGTTTGTTGGTAAAGCTCAAGGCTCCATGTTAAGCCAAACCACACAAGGGTTGAACCTCCTGCTTGTAGGTTGAGCCCGTGACCAGCACTTGCAGGATGAATCACACCGATAGGGATATTTCCCTTGTTCCACTCATCAATGTCGTCCGCTGTCTTAATTTGACGAACCTTGAACCGCTCTTTGATTCTCTCAAGGTCGTGTTGAAACCAATAGGCGATAAGGATTGGCTTGCCGTTTGCTCCTTCAATTAAATCCTCCAAGGCATCTAGTTTCTGGTCGTGAATGTGGTGGCTTGTGTTGAACTCGTCATAAATCGCACCATTCGCCATTTGCAGTAGCTTGTTGGAAAGAACGGCAGCGTTGGCGGCATCAATATCCGCATCTTTGAGTTGCAACACCAAGTCTGCCTTGAACTTGTCGTACTTATGTTTCTCAGTCTCACCAAGTGAAACTGGAACTTCGTTAATGACTAACTCTGGCATATCTAGGAAATCCACCGACTTCATCGAAATGGTGATATCCGAAATCTTGTCATAGATTTCTTGTTCAGCATTTTCCCTTGGTTTCCATGAATAAATCTGGAGACCGTTCCGCTTGTCAGGCAAGAAATACTTATCTCGATACCTCGAAATGTAATACTCCAATCGCTCACCCATGTCTAAAACCTTGAACTCCGCAAACAAATCCATAAGACCATTACTTGAAGGTGTGCCGGTCAAACCAACGATGCGGTCAACCTTATGGCGAACTTGCATGAAACTTGTGAACCGTTTGGCCTTGTAGTTTTTGAAAGACGACAACTCATCAATCACAACCATGTCAAAGTCGAAATCAAATCCCGACTTCGTAATCAACCAATCGAGGTTTTCTCGATTAATCAGATACAAGTCTGCTTTTTTCCAAAGAGCTTCTCTTCGTTGCTTGGGTGTTCCAAGAACCACGGAATAGGTCAAATCTTTCAAGTGATCCCACTTTTCGATTTCATTGGGCCAAGTAGATTGAGTAACTCGCAATGGAGCCACAATCAAGACTTTCTTGACCGAAAAGTCATCATGCATCAAATCCTTGATGGCTGTTAGCGTGGTCACCGTCTTGCCTAATCCCATTTCCAACAGAAGGGCTGCTATCTTGTTATTTTTGATAAAGTCTATCGAGTACTGCTGATACTCATGCGGTATAAATTTCATGCATCGCCACCTCCAATCCTTTCAATCAATGCGTGGATTTGTTCAACCTCATCCAACACAAAGCACTTGAACCCTAAATCCGTCAGCTGTTTCATTCGATAAAGTTGTAGTGCTCTTGGCTTCTTGTTCGGAGCTTTTACCTCGACAAAACCCATCTGTCCATTTGGCATAAGAACCAATCTGTCAGGCACTCCCGACAGCCCAGGTGCTACGAACTTCGGACAAATACCGCCTCTTGCTTTTACCGCCTTAACCAAGGCTTGTTCCACTTGCTTTTCTCTCATAGCCACACCGTCATATAGGCAAAGTAGGCATCACGCAGAATTTCCAGATAGCTCACATCAACATTTTGGTTCATCAGATATGCGAGCTGTTTTTCGTAAGACTTTTTCCAAGGATAGGTCACGTCCTTGGAGGCAAAGTCGTAGAATGCATCAAAGTTGGCATTTCGTTTGCCAACACCAATTTTCAACCATTGCTTAAATTTCATAATCGATTTCTCCAATTCTTTATTGGTGCATAGGTGTGAATACCTTTTCTATAACTTTATATAGGTCTTATTTTTTTTACCTTCTAAGAAAAGTCATATAAAGGCATACACCTTGATACACCATTTTTGAAAAATCCCTTTAATCAAGGAACTCCGAGGCTAGTTTCAAACCATAAACGGTGACACCTTTTTTGCTTCGCCGGCGCGTGATTCCCTCCGCTTCCAAAGCAGTATAGAAATCACCTGCACTTCTTGCATACTCACCATTACGCATACAGAAAGCACGATACTCTGTGTAGAGCTCTCCTGACTTTTGGGTGTAGGTCTTATCCACTTCACAACATTCGTCCAAGAAATGACCTAACCAGTCATTATCAGATTTGTATTGTTTAAGGGCTTCATCAACCACCACCGGGAGAGGTAGATGGTAGTTTGCGGCTATGACTTTCTTTGCGCCCTCAAGTATCCATTTCAGGACTGCGCCACCCGCGTTTTCAAATAGATAGTCCGCATAATTCTTGACGTCTTGATTACCTTCAATCGTGGCAAGGAACGGAATCACAATCAGCCGTCTCCACGTTCCCTTGTCAATCGCACCAACCTTGGGTAGATGATTGGTATAGAGCACCAACATATGGGTGGGGACATACTTAAAGGGATCTTTGTACTTCTTCTCAGCCGCGATTTCATCAGTTGAACAGAGTTGCTTGATGTTAGACGTGTTGAGTCGCATCCCTTCTTCAAGCTCGGCTGCAATGAGTAGTCGCTTGCCTTTCGCTTCCGCCAACTCAGGTTTCACGTTTCTTCGAATTTGACTGGTCAGGATATCAGCAGAAATACTGCCAGAATAGTTCCCTAGAACTCTACTTATCACATTCCAGAAAGTCGACTTCCCGTTTCGCCCTTCACCGTAGGAAATGATGAGCGCTTCCACGTACACCTTTCCAATAGCCGCAAGTCCCACAATCATCTGGACGTAGTCAATTAACTCTTGGTCACCAACGAAAATGGTATTCAGAGCATCAAGCCATAACTGTTCATTGTCTAAGCCAGGATCACACTCTGTCTGCTTGGTGATGTAGTCCTCAGCCTTGTGATCTTGAATCGCACCTGTCCTTAAATCATAGGTAGCAGACGGTGTGTTCAGAAGAAACTCGTTCACATCAAGAATCCGTTGTTCGATTTGAAGCATTGGTCGAGCGACCTTTAACGCTGACGATAAATACTTGTCGTCTCGTCTCTTGATTGCATATTTCTTGTATGCCTGAGCCGCCTCGAACAAATCGTAAGAACGTTTTTGGGCATCACTGAACATCCCAATCGCCTTCTTTGGACCAACAGAGGCAAGTATGGCAAATGCCCCGTTCTTCACCATTTCTTGGGTTTGCTTAGCAATTGCCGTTTCTGCCTCCTCAAGTTGTCGCTCCGTCAATGCTTGGGCCACTGCCTGTGATTTTGGAGCAGACTCTTCCCAGTAAGAACCGTTGTAGACGATATAGTCGGTTGATGGTGAGTAGCGTAGCTTGCACTCGTACTCACGCGCCAAGACGGTTGCTTGCCCCACGTCAGAGTAGTCAGTCGGTTCAAGTTCGGTATCTTTGTTATACTGCTCGGGTGGGATGTACCCTTCTTGTTGCTTAACCTTCTTACCAAAGCGAACGGCTGAGTTCCAGATTGCCTTTAGCTCCTCATCAGGTAAAGGCGGGTTACATTTCTCCGCCTGCTCGAGAAAGAGGTGATAGGTCTCTTCCTTTGCCCCATAACGCTTGATGAGCTTGCCAGCGATGTGACTCATAGTTGAATTTCGAGAACCCTCTCCGATCTCAGATAAACGGTTCTCCCAATCAGCAAACAAGTCCTCCGAAAGCACATCAGTAATGCGTTTCGAGCCTTCGTAGATTTCAACCTCCGTGTTGGAAGTTCCGAAAAGAAGTCTTGCCGCATCCATCGCATTGTCGTCAAAGTACGGAAACGCCTCATTGATTTGTTGTTTCAGGTTCACGTATTCTTCCTTGTCAGCAACTGTCTCGATTGGGAAATAAACATGAAACCGTGGGCGAGCTGCCTTATCTCCTTTGACCTTGTTGTGATTCCGAGAGTAGCTGACCGCAAAAGCCACGTCCGGAAACTGCATCGCCACATCAACAGAGGTCACCCAATCGCTCGGGTTATCCGAGTGGTCATTGTCACAATCGAGTGGTATCACATCAGACTGTATGAAGTTATCCCCCTTGCGATAGTTGTTTTGGTACTCAGCAGTCACGTGGTCAAACTGAATGACTTGTTGGAAACTCTCCTTGTCAGTGACCACATGCTTAGTCGGAAACACACTGGTCTTGGAGTTGCCGACTGTGTTAGCAGTATAAAGTGCAAAATTAATCATGGAAAACCTCCTTCATTTCCTCGTCAAAATAACGGACATGCTTGCCCCACCACTGAGCCTGTTCCAGTTCAATTGCCATGCCCTTTGATAGGCGGTTGCCAATTACCCAGACCTCCTCACATTTCCCAAGGAGAACTAAGTCCATGTGGATAGCCAGGTCACGCTCACTGGTTTCATCCATGAACTGCGGGTACATCAGATGTGGTGCAACCGGCATACATCCATGGTTCACGGCATACCGGCAGTAACGCTTAGCCTTTTCAATGTTGACTAACTCATCGCCTGAGTAAGCTGAGCAAATATAGACCATTGTTCGATAATCGGATCTTTTAGGCATTGAGCTCTTCCTCCTGAATCTTTCGACTGCAGTCAGCACAGCAAACTGCCGTGCTAAACAAATCAGAATCACCGTCTTTCAAGACTTCCGCCAAGTCCACTTGCACTTCAATTCCACACTTCGGACAGGTGCAGAATACGTTCTCATCAGTAATCTCGATGGTCAATTCAGCCACATCACTCATTTTTTCTTTCACATAAAACATAGGGTTAATCCTCCTTAAATTTCTTCATGTAGTACCATTCCAACTTCTGCTTGCGTTCGTGGTAATCAGGAACCGAAAGCAATAACCCGGTGTCGATACGTTGCAAGATGTCGAGTTGCTCACGCTCTTTATCTGTCAGAAACGGACGAATACTTGGCTCCTCTTTTGGAATGTCGTGTTTCAGCTTGTACTCTTTGGCCGTCATCCCTGTCACGATTTTATTGAGCATGTTAGCCTCATTGCTATAGTGGTGGGGCTTTGGATTGTCATGGAGTAAAGTAATGTTCTCCGTGAGAAGCGGATACTCCATTCGCAAGGTCACGAGATGCTTAATGGTTGCCTCCATCTCGTTGAAACGCTTGATGTAGAGTTCCTTGAACTTCATAGCCTTAGGACCTTTGAAGCCCATGATTAACATCATGAATCCATCGCGAGTCATAAAGTAACGAGGTAATTTACGACCAGTCTTGTCTTTGTAGGTGCTGCGTTCATAGTTGAAACGTATAAATTCTTCACTCAATCCAGAAGTGGATTCAGTGATTTTTGCAATTTCACGCAAAACATGAGCGTGATTCCGTTCGAAGAACTCGGCTACAAACAAACTGTCGACACGAGCTGTGTCATGCGAGTCAGCGAAAATGCCGAACTCGTCTTTTGGGATTAATTCCTTCATGGTCATTCGACCTCCTTATGGATTTTTAGAAGGCTGCAAGAATGTTTCTCCTCTTGCCTTCACCCATAAGCGATGGAAAACGCCAAATCGAACCCTGTTTTTGAAAAAAAGTTCAAAAAATATGGAGCCATCTCTGACTCCACAAATTCCACTAATCTTTTTGGTAAAACTCGCACTCGTAACCATCAGCATTCAGAATTAATCCATAAGCCCATTCAGGAGTTCGTGCCATGATTTCGTTGATTTCTGATACCTCCACATCTTGAGGCACTTCAATAATCACCTCATCATGAACGTGCCCCACAATCCGATACTCCCTTAGCGACTGCATCGCAAAACAAAGGATGTCCCTGGCGATTCCTTGGACGATGTTTTCGACAAACTTTGGTCCATAACTCTCCAGTCGCTCCCATTTCTTTGTTGCCCCAACTCCTTCATAGGTAACTGACTCGCCACCGAACCGATTCTCACCAATCTGGGGTTTCACATAGGCAAGTTTTCTCCCTGATAGCAACCTTATGAACAGCATCCCGCTCTTGTAGCTAAAGGTAATACCATGGGTCTTGGTAATAGTTCGCTGCTTGACGCAATCCTTGATCGCTTTGTCCACGTCCCACCAAAACTGCGTAATGTGCGGATTAGCATTTCTCCATGTTGTCACAAGAGGCTGAAGTTCTTCTTCAGTTAGCCCCATATCCAAAGCACCCATAGCTGTTAATGCACCAACTGATCCACCATAACCAAGTGCCAATTCTGCGATTTTACCTTTCTGCCTTAAATGAGCATTTACACCATGCTTTTCAACAGGGACTCTAAACATCTGTGATGCCGATG